AAAACCTAAATATCCTGATATCCAATTTAGATATTTATAAAAATGTAATATATCTAATAAATTAAATATATTATTTGAAAATGATTTTAGATGTAACATAATTAAAGTACATAATATTTGTTCTGATAAAAATAATATAATCATGTGATTCTAGTTATATTTGTAATTAATTTGTTGTTTGTTTTTAAGTAGTTTATTGTTTTTATTTTGGTTTTTTTTTATTTGATGTTAATAATATAAATGTCACCAAGTATATTTCAGTTACAAGCTCTTGGTATACAAGATGTATATTTGACAAAAGATCCTCAAATTAATATTTTTAAATATAATTATTATAGATATGTTAATTTTGCTACAGAAACAATTAAATTAAATTTTAATTCATCTCCTAGTTTTGGACAAAAATCTACATGTGAGGTTCCTAAACGAGGACATTTGTTATCAAAAATGCATTTGCATATCCAATTACCACAATTAATCAAAACAAGTGGGAAATATGCTTGTTGGTCTGATACAATAGGTTATGGTATATTTGATGGTCCTATTGAATTGCAAATTGGAGGTGTTGTTGTTGATAGATTATATCCACAATTTTTAAATGTATGGGATGAATTGACAATTGCTAATAAAAGATTAGGTAGAGATTTTATGTTATTAAAATCTGATACATATGTAAGTAATTATTCAAATGCAATTAAACCAGTTGATTTAGTAATTCCATTAGAATTTTGGTTTACAAAACGTTATAACGGAGCACTTCCATTATTAAGTATATATCAACAAGATATAAAAGTTAATTTTAAACTTCGACAATTTTCAGAATGTATAAATTATGATGGGGCAACGCCTCCTGATTTCAAAGATATTAGCACATCAGAATTATATACAGAATATATATTTTTAGATGACATTATTTTAAAACAATTTCAAGAACAAAAACATCAATTTATTATAGAACAAGTACAATACAACGGAGATGAAATTATTGCAGAATCAATTAATAACTATAATAGTGATATAAAATTCAATCATCCTTGTAAAGAAATCATATTTTTTGCATCTGAATTAGATAATATTAATACAAATAACTATTTCTCATATGGAAAACAAAGCGACGATCTTCCTTTAATTGAAGAAGCTTCTTTAATATTAGATGGAAAATATCGATTTGATAAATTACCCGAATTTTATTATAGAACTATATTCCCAGATAATGTTCATTCTGTAATTCCTATGAAATATATATATTGTATGCCTTTTAGTTTACGTCCAGAAGATAATCAACCAACTGGTTCTTTAAATATGTCGAGATTTAATGATATTACTTTATCTTTAAAATTATGTAAAAATAATAAAGCAATGAAATTATATATTTTTGGCATATCATATAATATAATCACTATAGAAAATGGAACTCTAAATATGGAATTTGTGTATATATAAATTTTATATAAATTATAATTTTTTATATAAAATTTGTATTTTTGTATTTTTGTATTTTTTTATACAGGTGTTGGATCAAGTACAGTTTCAGTTGGTTCAATAAGAGTTTCAGTTGGTTCAATAAGAGTTTCAGTTGGTTCAAGTACAGTTTCAGTTGGTTCAATTACAGTTTCAGTTGGTTCAATTACAGTTTCAGTTGGTTCAATTACAGTTTCAGTTGGTTCAATAAGAGTTTCAGTTGGTTCAATTGCAGTTTCGGTTGGTTCTGGACACGGTGTACTTTCTGTAATAGTAATTTCTCTTGGTACAGTTTCGGTTGGTTCTGGACACGGTGTACTTTCTGTAATAGTAATTTCTCTTGGTACAGTTTCGGTTGGTTCTGGACACGGTGTACTTTCTGTAATAGTAATTTCTCTTGGTACAGTTTCGGTTGGTTCTGGACACGGTGTACTTTCTGTAATAGTAATTTCTCTTGGTACAGTTTCAGTTGGTTCTGGACACGGTGTTGTTTCGGTTGGTTCTGGAATTGTAATTTCTCTTGGTACAGTTTCAGTTGGTTCTGGACACGGTGTTGTTTCGGTTGGTTCTGGACACGGTGTTGTTTCGGTTGGTTCTGGAATTGTAATTTCTCTTGGTACAGTTTCAGTTGGTTCTGGACACGGTGTTGTTTCGGTTGGTTCTGGAATTGTAATTTCTCTATTACGCGTTGTTGAACAAGGTTGTGTTTCTGTAAACGTAATAAATTCAGTGATACTTTCAGTAACAGTTTGAGTGTTAGTTTGAGTGTTAGTAATTGTGATACTTTGAGTTTGAGTTTCAGTTTGAGTTTCGATGACAGTTTGAGTATTAGTGATACTTTCAGTGATAGTTTCAGTTGAAAAATCGAAAATTGTAGAATAAATTGTTTTAGTTTGAGCTTTTAAAGTTGTTGTAATTGTTTCAAAACAAATTGGTGTGGATGTTGGAGTTGGTTCAGTTAATGTAATTTCTCTTGGTGTTTCAGTAACACAATCATGACATTCTGTACAAATAGTTTCAGATGGTTCGATAATAGTAATTTCTCTTGGTGTTTCTGAGGCAACGTAAGAAGGTGTTGTATGTGTTTCATTTTTATAGCAATTATGAAGTTCACAAGCAAGTGTAATAGAATTTGTAGATAAAATTAATCCTAAAGCAATTTTAAACATTGTAGTTTATTTGTTATTTTTTAATAAAAGATAACTTTAAATAAAATTTATTTTTTTATTATTGTGTTTTCGTGATTTTGATATAATTTTGTATATTATTATAAAGGCGAGTGTCCTGTAAATATTTTTTAGTATATTTTTCTATAAAAATATTATTTGTGTTATTATTATTTATATTGTTAAGTTTATTTGTAATATATGATGATTGTAATTTATTATGAAATTCAAATTTGTCAGCTCCTATATAACATACTCTCCATCCATCTGATGCTGCATTTAATATAAATAAATATTTAGTAAGGAAATTTAATAATAAATTATAATAATTCATTGAATTAATTCTTAATAAAATATAATAAAAAAAATAATAAATCTAACCGTGAACGCACTTAAAATCATTTAAAAAAATAGTATTATATAATTAAAATGAGAAAAAAAAGGGATTCTCATGGTGTTCCTACATATTCTAAAAAATTTGGTAATACGGGCAAAAATAAATCTAAAAGTCAACATTCTATTATGCATAAACATCAAATACGATTATTAGATTTTCAAAATAGAGAGGATAGAATTCGTACATTAGATAATAAAATAAAACATTTAGAGACGTCATTAAAGAAACAAAAAGAAAATAAATCAACTAATTTAGATAATGTAAGATCTAATGAATTGCGTTTAGAAGAATTAATTTTAGAAAAAAAATCTTTACAATCGAATGTAGATGAATTGGATTATTTATTAGAATCGTCAATTATTATAAAAGAATATATGGATTTGGAAATGGAAGAAAGTGTTTTATTAAATATAAAAGATTTAAATTTAGAAGAAAATCAAGAATTAAATGATATTCAAACAAGAAAAAAAACATTGGTTGATATGTATTTGACAAAATTTGAACCAAATTATTGTAATCAAAAAAATGAAATTAGATACGAATCAATACATTGTAATGATTGTAATGTAAATTTTATCACTGAACAAAGTTTTTTAGTATGTCCTTCATGTGGAAAATGTTTCCAAACTGTTGAACAATCTGCTGATTTATCGTATAAAGAATTACAAGATTTCGATTATAGACCACAGTTTACCTACGATAAAATGACACACCTTGAAGATTGGCTTCGACGTTTTCAAGCAAAAGAGAACAGGACGATTCCACAAGAAATTTTGGATAAGGTTTTATTAGAAGCAAATAAGGAACGTGTTCAAGATTTAAATACTTTAACAGAGGATAAAATTAAACGTTATCTTAAAAAATTAAATCTGAATGATTATTATGATAATGTTATTGGTATTATTAATAGAATAAATGGGAGACCACCATTTACATTAACTTCTGAAATTGAGGAAAAGATTAAAATAATGTTTCAACAAATTCAAGAACCTTATGAAAAATTTAAACCATCTGGTAGAAAGAATTTCTTATCATATAGTTATACTTTACATAAATTTTTTCAAATTTTAGGATTACACGAGTTTGCAAAATACTTTCCTTTATTAAAAAGTACTGATAAATTACGTCAACAAGACGATATTTTTAAAAAAATAGTAGGTTATATGTCACAAACAGATCCTTCTACAAAATGGGTTTTTTATCCAAGTATTTAAATAAATATTATTATATTTTGATAAAATAATTTTATCAAAAGATTTATTTCGTTCATAATTATATTTAAAAATATCATAATTTATTATCAAAATATAAAATGAATAATCAAATAATTAAAAATACAACTGTTGATTTTAAAAAATTAGTCACTGAAAATTCTATAATATCAGAGAATTTCCAAACCAAAATGATTGAACTTTTAAACAGTGAATTTACCGAAGAAGAAAGTAAATGGTATATTGCTAATTTGTATATTTATATGAATTATCACCCAATAAATGATTATCCAATAAATCTTGAAAATATATTAAAAATGTTGGGATTTGCCCATAAAAAAAATGCAAAACGAACATTGCAAAACAATTTTGTAAAAGATCAAGATTATAAAATAATTATACACTCTAAAAATACAAAAGTTGTGCTCCCTACGGAGCAAAACCTAAAAAATATAGATAAAGGAGGTCGACCAGAGGAAACAATTATGTTAAACATTGATACATTTAAAAACTTATGTATGTTAATGAAAACAGATAATGGTAAAAAAATACGCCAATATTATGTAAAATTAGAAAATATTTATAATTCCATAGTAAAAGAAGAGATTGAACAAAAGGATCGTCTTTTACAGGAAAAGGATGATACTATAAACGAGCAAGTAAAGGCTTTAACAAAAGAAAAAACTTGGAGAAATAAAATATTAAACAGAAGATGTTCAGATGTTCAATCAGGTAATTATGTATATATTTTTCAAGATAATCTCAATGATCCAAACTCCTTAAAAAAGATTGGTCAAACAAAGAATTTAAAACTACGAGAGGAATTTTATAGTAATTTGAATAAAACAGGAGGTATCGTTTATTACAAAAATTGCATAGATTGTGGTTTAGTTGAAAAAATGTGTCATCATCTTCTTGATAAATTTAGAACTAACAAAATGCAAGAATGGTTTGATATAGATATAGAATTTGCAAAAACTACCATCCAAACAATTGTCGCGTTTATTGATAATCGAGACGAAGTTAATACAATGATTCCAAAAATACAATCAATTATAAAGAATTCAAACAAAAAAGAAAAAGAAAACAAAAACGAAAACGAAAACCAAACGGAAAAAAATCTAACTGAAAATGTAAATAGAAAGAATCCTATGGATTTTGACCAGTTTATAAAAGATTGTTGCGAATTATCATCGGAATATAAGACTCCTAAATCTGATTTAAAATTAGCTTATAGAATATGGAGTAAATCTTATACAAAAGATACAATGAGTAAATTAGATGATTATTTAAAAACTCATTTTAAAAGTGGAGTTATAATAGAAAACGATACGAAAAGAAATGTATATAAAGATATTAGATTAAAAAAACTACAATACAATCCAGATCTAGATAATCTGGATGATTTTGAAGAATTTATTATTGAAAAATGTAATGTTAATTGGATAGATAGAGTAAGTTATGTAGATTTCTTTTCAGAATTCGTAAATTGGAAAAAGATAACTGATAAGGATTATATTTTAACAGCAGAATATAAAAAGAAGATAAAAACATATTTGGAAAAACATTTTGCAGGTGGACGTGTTTATTTGTCAGATACAAAAAAGTCAACGCATCTACACGGAATATGGGGTTTAGGGTTAAAATCTACAGGTATTGGTTTAAAAACACCAAAAAGAACTTGTAAAAGTGTTGAACAATATGATCAAACTACTCAAGTATTGGTAAAAAGTTGGGAATCTTTATCAATTGCTAGTAGAGAACTTAATATCCCAATAAGTACATTAAGTAATTATTGTAGATTTGGAACAATAGTTAACGACTACTTTTATAAGTATATAATTTAACATTTTTATATATTGGTAAAAAAAGATAAAAATGACATTAAAAATATTTTAATTAACTGCTTTTTACACTTTGTGCAAATTCTAAAGTTTCAGTTGTTTGATCGCAGTAATTGAGTTCTTGACGTACAGCACAAATAGTAATAAATTTAGTAGGTTTCCAATCTTGTGTTGATTGATCTTCTTCTTTTGCTTTTGTTGATAAATTATCCAAGAATTTTAAAATAGGTATCATTAAAGAATTGTTTGATCCATCTATAAATTTTTCTTCTTCTTGAGGTTGTACAAAAAAACTTTTGACACGATATACGACATTATAACGTTTATCTAATTTTTGTTTAGGTGTTTCTATTACCTTTCCATTTTTAAGATTAAAATAATATATTAAATGATTAATTGTTTCATTTATATAAAACCCTTCATTTAATATTTCCAATATATCACTTGGACGATATACTCCTCTATATTTTTCAAGTAAATTTTTTTCGATATTACCAACTCCTCCTACTGGTGGTGGAGCCATAACACTTGCAAGTGATGTTTTTGTTGAATCTAAAAATGTATTGAAAATATCAACTGGAGATTCTCTTCCAGCTGTATCTACTACTGTTACAAAACCACGTTTACCATTTCCAAAAGTAATTTCAAATACAAGATATAAATGAGATCTACTTGATACTGGATTGTTTGGTGTCTTTTTTATACGTCCATTTTCTATACGATATTTTTCAATAATATCAGTTAAAGCATACATATCTTCAACTTTTAAATTTTTTAAATCTATATAACTTGGTATGAGTTTTTCAAATACTTTAGTTTCATCTACTGCAAATGGTTTGAATTGAGAAATTTGATTTACTAAATTATAAATAGTTCCAGATAATTGACGATTGTTAAAGTTAATTTTATAATAAGATTGTTCAAACAAATATTTCAATCTTATCGATTTAACATCTTCTAAATTTGCTAAACCATAATGTAAAACACCTGGATTACCTCTAGAACCGATTAATGTAAATGATTTTCCAGATCCTGAAATGCCATACCCAAAAAGAACTATTGAATAACCTTGTTCTACTTGTTTAAATGTACTATATAAACCAGGACTTATTGTATCTGATGATTCTATAATGTTATTGATATCAACCAATAAAGAATTATCTGTTGTCACAGTTCCTCTTTGACCAGTATATACATCTAAATTTGTGAAATCTTCTTCGAAAATACCATAAAATTCTCCAAAATAATTTTTTTGTTTAAATTTAGTATCTGGATTTTTTGAACAATCTATCATTAAACCTTTTGTTTTTTTATTTTCTACAGTTTTAATTTCAACAGTATTATTTAATTTTTCTTGAGAACCTAATGGTTTAATCCTAATATAAATTCGAACTGCTCCTGATAAATCTTCATAAATATTTGTTAAACGTATATCTTGTTCTCTATATATTAATTTATTCAAATTCCAATATTCTAATAGATTTGATAAATCTTTACAAAAAGACTCTGGAACTCGAGATCTCGTTGCTTTTGATTTTAAATATTCAAAATTAGGACTATTTATATATTCTGACAAATTTAAAAATTTAATATGATTTGTAATTTCTGTTTTTATCTTTTCAAAATCGTCTTTTAATGTTTTTTTCATAGATTCATTTAAATTATTAAAAACACCCAAATTATTATTTATAATATCATCAAGTTTTTTAATAATTTCTTGTTTTCTATAAAACATATTATTCAATGCAACAAAATTAGTTATTATACTATAACAATTATCATAGTCTATCTTTACTTCAATAGGTGTATTACGATTTTTTTCCAATAACAATCTTAATTCATCAAGCTCTTTTTGTAATTCAGGTATTCGTTTATTTTGTTCTGTCAAAGCTTCAATTTGGTGTTTAAATCCTTGTTCTCTAGAAACAAAAGATTTTTCCTTGTCTGATAACACTTGTTCTCTATCTGATAACTCACGATCCCTTTCTAAAATAATCTTATCCTTTTCTGAAACTATATTAGACAATTGATCCTTTTCAGAAATTATATTAGATAATTCTTTTTCTAAATCTGATTTTGATAAGGTCAAGTCTGATAATGATTTATCCTGTTCTTTTAAAAGTTCTTCTCTTTTAGATAATTCTATCAATTGTTCATTTATAGTTTTTTGTAAAGATGTTTCAATATCTTTAATATTTTGATTTAGACGTTTTACTTCTTTATTTGATAAATTAGATTCTTCTAATTGAGATTCCATTGTTTTTTGTAAATTCTCTTTTACTTTTTTAAAATCTTCTATTAAATTACGTTTTTGTTCTTTTACATCAATATCTGTTTTTTCAACCCAAGATAACCAAGTTTGATTGTATTTATTTATAGCTTCTATAATTTCATTCTTTTCTTGTAATATTTTATCTCTACAACGATTTTTATAACCTCGTAATAATTCATTTTCTAATTCTGATTTTTTTAACTCCTCATTAACTACGTTTAATTGATTTTTAACATTCTCCATTGAATCTTTTAATTCCTCAACAATTTTTGATTTTTCTTCTAATCGTTTGTCATAATCAGAAATTAAATCCTTATTTTCTAATAATTGATCCATTGATCTCTTTTCACTGTCTAAAACATTATCTAAACGTTCTTGTAATATCCTTCTTTCTTCCACACTTTGTTTATGAATTTTTTCTAATTCTTCAATTTTAAAATCTTTTGATGCTACAAATTCTTTCATTGATTCTTTATATTTCTCTATACCGTCTAATATAGATTTATTTTGATCAACTATTTGTTTACGACATTCGTCTAATTGTTTTAATGAATCATTATATTGATCCGTTATTATTTTAATTTTATCTTCATATTCCTTTTTAATCAATATTATTTCACTTGATTTACTATCAAATAACACTTTGTATTCTGATTCTTTATTTGATTGTGTATCAGATAATCTTTTTTCTAAATCTTTTACTATCTTATCGTGTTCTTGTTTTGATATAGTTTCCTCTTTTTGTTCAAACACACGAAGTAATCTAGTTTTATCTTTATCTGTAAAACCATTTATAATAGGTATTTTTTGAATAATTGTTCGAATATATTCTGATGACATATTTGATATATCTATAGGTTCAATTAATTTACATAGTGTACCATTTGCATTTATAAAACCGATTACTAAATTTTTATCTGATAAAATAAAAGCTAATGCCTTTGTTTCCTTGAATTTAAATGGAGTAAATACAACTTTAGGATAATTTTTTTTAATATAATCTATAATAGAAGTTGAATCCATTCTTATTATAGTTTATATAGAAATTAAAGTTTTAAAAAAAATTATTTTTCTATATACCCAATTATGTTTTGTTTGTCATCACTTATTAATTGTAAACCTTTTAAATCAATATCTAATAACATTTTATTCATATCTTGTTTTTCAATAACTTTTGCCTTTAAAATTGGTTTACACATTTTAAATTCTGCATCCCATACTAATTCGTAATAGGTACAAGGTAAACATCTTTTTTCATTTTGATCAAATTGCTCTCCATCTAAACATTTTATTTTTTCAATTATAGTTTGCGTTTCCTTTTCTGATAAAATAGGAGTAGTTTGTATATACTCATCTAATTTCTCCTTTTCTTGTTTTGTAATAGTTTCAACAAAAGGTAATGTATCAATTATATTTTTAGAAACAGTTAATTCATTCTTTATCCCCTTTTCTGTAACAGTTGGTTCAGAAATAGTTTCCGATACAGTTTCAGGAATTTCTCGTGTGACAGTTGGTTCAGAGACGGTTGGTTCAGAAATACTCTCTACAGTTTCAGGAATTTCTTCTGTAACTGGTTCAGAAATAGTTTCCGATACAGTTTCGGGAATTTCTCGTGTGACAGTTGGTTCAGAGACGGTTGGTTCAGAAATACTCTCTACAGTTTCAGGAATTTCTTCTGTAACAGTTGGTTCAGAAATACTCTCTACAGTTTCAGGAATTTCTTCTGTAACAGTTGGTTCAGAAATACTCTCTACAGTTTCAGGAATTTCTTCCATAGGTGGTTCAGAAATAGTTTCCGATACAGTTTCAGGAATTTCTTCTGTAACTGGTTCAGAAATAGTCTCTACAGTTTCAGGAATTCCTTCTGTAATTGGTTCAGAAATAGTTTCCGATACAGTTTCAGGAATTTCTTCTGTAACTGGTTCAGAAATAGTCTCTACAGTTTCAGGAATTCCTTCTGTAATTGGTTCAGAAATAGTTTCTATAGTTTCAGGAATTTCTTCCATAGGTGGTTCAGAAATGGTTTCCGATACAGTTTCAGGAATTTCTTCTGTAACTGGTTCAGAAATAGTTTCTACAGTTTCAGGAATTTCTTCTGTAACTGGTTCAGAAATAGTCTCTACAGTTTCAGGAATTTCTTCTGTAATTGGTTCAGAAATAGTTTCCGATACAGTTTCAGGAATTTCTTCCATAGGTGGTTCAGAAATAGTTTCCGATACAGTTTCAGGAATTTCTTCTCTAGCTGGTTCAGAAATAGTTTCCGATACAGTTTCAGGAATTTCTTCTCTAGCTGGTTCAGAAATAGTTTCCGATACAGTTTCAGGAATTTCTTCTTGAGGTATGACAGTTTCAGGAATTTCTTCTTTAGGTATGACAGTTTCAAGATCTTCAGTAGGTAAAACAGACTCTACAGTTTCAGGAATTTCTTCTTTAGGTATGACAGTTTCAAGATCTTCAGTAGGTAAAACAGATTCTACAGTTTCAAGAATTTCTTCTTGAGGTATGACAGTTTCAAGATCTTCAGTAGGTATTAGTTCAGAAATACTCTCGATTTCAGATATTTTTTGAGGTATTTCTTCAGGTATTTCTTGAGGTATTTCTTGAGGTATTTCTTGAGGTGTAATAGACAAAGTACTATCTGTTATTTCACTTGGAATTGTTTCGGTAATTTGTGGTTTTTCTTTAGGTATTGTTTCTGATAATTCTATGATTTTTATAGGTTGTGAGAAACGTTGTATATTATTATCTATATCTGTAAATCCAATAATGTAATTATTATATTTTAAAATACCTGATATATTCAATTTTGGTGATATAGGAGGTAATTTAGATGGTAAAAGATCTTGGTTCATTGTATTTATAATATAATTTTTTTCATCGTCTGATATATTTAATTTTGTTGGTATAAAATCATTATGCAATGGATTAAACAAGATATTGATATTTGATAATGGTTCTGATTTTGAAATTTGTTTTTCTATAATATATTGTTCTTTTGGTGATATAGATTTGTGTTTGTTTAAAATATTTGGTAATACATCAAATGAATCATATACTATAGGTAATTGTTTTTTTGAATGTATAGGTTTGTTTAAACGATATTTTTTACCTTTTTTATCAATAAATCCAATGATTTTATTTTTATGCTTTATAAAAGCTCGTGCGTGACCGTGTTTAAATGTTTTTGGTATATTAATGAAATTTGATGATGGATATATTAAATCTGGATAAAGTTTTAATAATCTTTCAAAACATTTTTTAGCGGTTGTAGTATTATAAAAACAAGCATCTCCATTTATTCGAAACCTTCTTTTTTTAAGACTTTGAAAAGTTGATCTATTAGATTTTATTAGTCTTCCAGTTATTGGATTTATATAAAATCTAGGTTTAGAATTTATCATTATATAATAATTATATATAAAAATAATTTAATAATAACTTTTAATCAATTAAACAAATAATATCATTTTTGTTTATTATGCTTGTATTGTCTTGGTTATCTTTGTTGTCTTTTGTATTGTTATCTTCGTTATCTTTTGTATTGTCTTGATTTTCTGAATCAGAATAGTCTAAAATAAATGTGGAAATATCATCGTGTATTTCACAAAATGTATTTTCATATTTTTCATAAAATCCTTTGCTTTTAATTCTATGAATTGATTCTTTATAATCTTCAAAATATTGTTTATCTTTTTGCAAATGTATAATAATTTCCCAAGTTTTTTTAATATCATTTTTGACATTGGAAAACCAAGTTTTACTTCTTGAAACTCTTTGATTGTGATATTTGGATATAAAAAAATATGTTGGAGTTAATGTATTATCTGAATGTAACAATTTATTTTTCCAATCAATGTATTCTTGTGTTTCTTTTATATCAATAGGTGGATAAATGAATTTTGGTTCACCTTCGCATCTAATTTGTAAAATAATACCCTTTGCTTGTTTTTCACCGACTTTTTTTTCTTGAAATTCTTGTTCCGTTTGTAATTCTTCTATTTCACATTCGAAAAAATCACAAAAATCAAGGTCACATGTCTCTAACTGAATTTGAGTTTGGCACCAATAGTGTATGGGTACTTCTTTTTCATTTATTTTACGACTTTTTGGACATTTTATTTCCAACATAATACCATCTGGTGTAATTCCATCTGGACTTGCTGCTAACCATCGTAATCTAGGATGTGCAATTAAACCAAATTCGTGAACTGTTGTGTTATTTAATTGACAATATAATCTATTAGCAACTTCTTCATATTTTTTACCCCATAATGTATAAATAGAATCTTTGAATACGTTTTCTCCATAAAATGCAGCGCATTTCTTAATTATATAGTCTTGTTTTGTTTCATAATGGTTTAGTGGTTCTGTATCTTTGTATTTGAAATTTTGTATATTAAATGCTTGAACATATGGTTCACAAGTATTTTTTGATTTAAATAAACAACTTGCGGCTTCACTTGCTGTAATACGAGTGTGTCTTGCTTGATACCATTCTGGGGTTCTTTGTTCAGGTTGTGGTTTTTTTTGTAATCTTTTGACACGATCTCTTAAACGTTTATTATAAGACTTTTCTTCATCCATTACTTGATAACTATATTTGTCTTTAAATTATATTCATTTTTTAGTTGTTAGTTAAAAACATAGAAACATTAAAAAACAATTTACGTTAAAAAATATTAATTTAAAACTTTAGATTTTATAAAAATATAAAATGAGTACTATCAAAGTAGATACGATTGAAAGTTTTTTAGAAAATTTTGCAGAATTGCAAAAAATTTATAATGAAGCTCAAGAAATTTTAATAAAAGAAAAAAAAACAGATAATGAAAAATATGTTCAATGTATTCAGATTACAAAAGCTTGTATTCAATTTTTAGATGAATTGAATCCTTTTGTATCTCAAAGACACAGAGAACCAATTATTGCTACATATTATACAAGTGCAGAATTATTAATTAGAACAGTTGGATTGCATATGAATCGAGATGGGTTTAATGAAGTTGAAAAAAATACATTATATATGGCAGTTGCACATCTTAGAAAAGTATTGACATTGGAACCATTTAACAAACGTGCTATGGAAATGTTTAAATTGGTCTTTTTATATTTAACTATTTTTAATCCTAATGCTGAGGAAAATTTAGTTTTATTAAATCAGATTTTGGTTGTAGATCCTTGTGATTATCAATTACATTATAATTTTGGATTTATGTATCATAGGGCAAATAAATTAGATAGTAGTGTTTATCATTATAAATTGGCAATTGGTATTATTGATTTGTTATTGGCATCAAGTAACAAAGATGAAAATCATATAGATATTTTAAAACAATTCAAAATCAAATGTTTAAATGGTTTAGGTAGTGTTTATTTTACAATTCAAGATAGAGATAGTGCTTTATATTTCTTCAAATTAGCATATGAAATGGATCCAAATGATCCAGATGTTAATAATCAAATCGGTGTTGTTTATACGGAATTAAGAATTACTGATAAAGCTATCGAACATTATATGCGTGGTATAAAAAATTATAAAAATGCACATATTTCTGTTGATAAAGATATGTTAGTAGCAAGTATGTATATGAATATGGGTTTAGCAAAATGTTATGAATGTGATTTTGTTGGTGCAATTGAAGGATATAATCAAGCTTTAAAATATAAACCAAGACTTTCATTGGCATATCAAAATAAATTATTGGATTCAAATTATATTTCTCATTTAATTGAAGATCCGATGTATATAGCAAGAATTCATAAAGCGATTAATAAAATTTATCCTGTTGTAATTGATGATTACAAAGTATCTTGTCCAGATTATAAAGTTAAAAAAGATATTTTAAAATGTAAATCAAAAGACGAATTGGTAAAACGTGGTGTAAAGATTAATATTGGTTTTGTTTCTGGTGATTTTATTTGTCATCCTGTATCTTATTTTTTGCATAGTATTTTGAATCATTTAAATTATGATTTATTTGATGTTACATGTTATTCTGTAAAAGTTGTAAGATTAGAAGACATGTTTCCTAAATGTAAATGGGTTGTTGTAAAAAATATGACGAATGAAGATTTTAAAAGACGTATTCAAGCTGACAATATTGATATTTTGTTTGATATGTCTGCTCATACTGGCGATAATCGTTTGGATACATTTGTATTAAAACCAGCTCCTATTCAAATTAGTTATTGTGGATATCCTAATTCAAGTGGTGTGAAATCAATGGATTATAGAATTACTGATAAATTTTGTGATAGTACAAAAAGTCAAAAGTATTATCAAGAGAAATTTGTTTTTATGGATCGATGTTTCTTGGCGTATACTCCTAGTATGGGTATTCAAAATATCCCTGAAATTGTAAAGGAACAACCTTGTATAAAGAATGGTTATGTTACATTTGGTACATTTAATCGTTTTAATAAAATCAATGAAATGGTTATCGGAGTATGGGAAGAGATTTTGAAAAGAGCACCTACTGCAAGGTTTGTAATTAAAACAAAAGAATTTTTGACTCCTAAATTGAAAAAGAAATTTTTGGATACGTTCAAGGATAAATCTGTATTGGAAAGAGTTACTATTTTACCTTATTCTGATACATATACTGAACATTTGCCAGATTATAATAAAATGGATATTGCAGTAGATACATTTCCTTATTCTGGTACAACAACAAGTTGTGAAAGTTTAATGATGGGTGTTCCTATTCTTACTTTGTTTGATAACATAAGACATTATCATTCTCAAAATGTTACAACTAGTTTAATGAAAAATTGTGGTTTAGATGAATATGTAACACAATCACAAGAGGAATATATTAAAAAGGCTGTATGGTTTGCTAATAATTATCAAAAATTAAATGGATTAAAACAACGTATAAGAGATTCATTTGTAAAGGGTCCTATATGTGATTACACAGGATTTACAAATGAATTTGAAGATAAATTAGTTACATTATACAAGAATCATAAATGGTAAATTAAATAGTAAATTAAATGGTAAATTAAATAGTATCGTATGCATCATTTATTTCACTAACCAATTTATTTACATTTTTATATGATTCAAAATTGCCAGATATTACGACATTAAAATTACTTTCTAAATCATTATAATAATGAAAATGTATAGATAACATTTTGGGATTTTTATTATCATCTACATTCCAAGATATTTCATTTGTTTTTGAAGTATTTGGTAAATGTCCTTGTAAGAGTTTTTTGAATATATTTGCAATGTTTTTTATATTGTGTGTGTTTGCAAAAAAATTATCTCCTTCAGTTGTTGTAATTGATATTGAAAATCTACGTAACAATAAATATATTTGATAATAATCTTTATATTCTCGTTTTAATAAACTTTTACTAATAATATTACAATTATCACGAAATCTAGGGTTACTATTACATAATCCTTGTACTTCAACGACATTAGCTTTTTTTAAAATATCTTGAATTAATTCATTTGGTAAATTTTGCATTTATTATATAATAAATATATTATTATACAATAAATTAATCTTGATAAAGATTCAAATAATTAAATTTAAGCATAACCTTGCCAACGTTCCCTTTCTGAACCATTGGTATTTGTATTAAAAGTTCTAAAAGAACTATGTGTTGTATCAGAATATATATCAAAATATTTATTTTGACCTGATTTTTTTATGCTTAAAAGATTCCCTCCATCTGAACAAATTTCGTGACTACCTAAATAAAGACAAGCACTTTTACCTTCTCCAATTTTTAAAGATTTTGTAGCATACATATTTTCTGTAGCAAATCCCATACCAGAATGATTATCTTGTAGATTTACATGTCTAATAACCTTGTCCGTATCCATTTTTAATATGTGTTCACCCCATTTTAATTTTGTATTTGTATTACCAGATGGAGTTATACAATCACCATTCGCACACCAAATTGTACCAGTATTTATTTGAGTCTTGGTATATACATTGTTGTCTAATGCATAATTGCCTTTTGTTTGAAATGTATTATTACTTTCACCTTTAGTATACGCGTCTCCTACTAATGCGTAATTACCTTTTGTTTGAAATGTATTATCACTTTCACCTTTAGTATACGCATCTCCTACTAATGCGTAATTACCTTTTGTTTGAAATGTATTATCACTTTCACCTTTAGTATACGCATCTCCTACTAATGCGTAATTACCTTTTGTTTGAAATGTATTATCACTTTGAGTCTTGGTATAATAATTTGCTAATGTAGTGTCTATTTCCGTTTTATTATAACTTTCTGTTTTATTATAAACATTTGTTTTATTATAATAATTTGATAACTTGTTATCTATTTCTAATATTTTATCGTCAATTTGTGATTGTCTATAAAATTTAGAAATTTTTTGATCAATTTCTTCTCTTGTATATGAAGTAGAATTTAAATTACCCATTATAAAATAACTTTATATTTTTTTATTTTTATATTATTTTGATTTTTAATTAATAATGTAATCTAAAAATATACCAGATGTACTAGATTTATAACCACGAATTATTAACTTTCCTGTATCTATATTTCTATGACAATCTTTACACAAAACTACTAGATTAAATATTTTATTTTTGTGAAAGTGTTTATCGTTTACAAATCCTAATTCATCGCAATTTTGTTGTTCATTAATATGATGAGTATCCAATGGAATTTCCCCACGTTTTGGTTTATATCCACAAACTTGACATTTATCTAAAATTTTTTTTTTGTTATATCTACTCCCTTTTGATTCTAATATACTTGCTTTATTACCTGTAATTTTGTTTCTAATACTAAAAGCTAAATCTATAAATGATTCATTTTGAATAATTGACTTGCATACTTCTAATCCATACAAATCACTTCCAGAACCAGATTTCAGAATTCTTTCAAAAATAATAATATCATCACGAGTTTCTACACTTAGATGACAAATATTGATTCTAGAATCATTTGATATAATATCAATTTTACATAAATCATGTAGATGTGTAGTAAAGAAAAATTTTGTATTTGATTGTAAAAGATGATTTAAAGTAGTAGCTACTATAGCACTACTACTATTTACTTCAGTTCCTCTACATAATTCATCTGATAAAACTAATGTGTTTTTATTACTACATTCTAAAATCTTTTTTAAACCACACATTTCACTAGTAAAACTACTTTTATTTGCAAATAAATTATCAGTTAAATCTACTTGAGAAATTAAAGTATGAAACGGTGAATATTCAAAATCACTTGCTGGAACATATAAACCACATTGTGCCAATATTATAGCTACACCTAATGATCTTAATAAACTTGACTTACCACTACTATTTAAACCATATACTAACATCCCTAATGTTTCATTTGATAAATTGATATCATTAGGAATATATTCTGTATCGTCATTAATAATTTCTATAATAGGATGTCTTAATTTTGTACATTTAATATATGATTCTTTACAATTGTTTACACACGTTGGTTTACAATACTTGTTTTTAATAGAACATTTCATATTACTTAATGATACATCTATTAATTCTATAAATTTTGTTAAACATTGAAATACATCATTATAACTTTTATAATATTCCTTTAATTTTTCAATATATAGAGTTTTTAGTCGTTTTGATAATAATTCTCTAGTTTTAATTAATAAATTGGAATTGTGTGTTAATTCTTCTGTTGTAAATTTACAAGTATTACTTGTTTGTTTCATATTAAAAGAATGATCCTTACACTCTTTAATTAATTTTTGATAACGTATTTTAGTACAAGTGAAAAAATAACCATCGTTATCAGTAAAACCTAATTTAATTGATGGTGTTTTGTCACGTTTTTCATTAATAATGTTATCAAATTTAACTCGAATTTCTTCAATCTTATTTTCTAATTGTTTTATATCATTATCAATTTTATCCAACTCTACTACAATATTTTTATTGAAAAAATTTAAAAAATCTTCAATCGATGTATTTAAACTAATTCTTCTCATAATATCTAAATTAAAACATCTTTTATAATCTTGCACATATTCTTCCATTTTTTTTAAAATTATTTCATTTGGTAATGTTTTCATTAAAAATGAATTTGAACGCACAATTTCAAATAATGTTGTAATATTAATATAAGAATTATGTAATTTTTCAAATTCAAAAGGATGCAGTGAATCTAAACCCATTTTTCTATGAAGTCTATCAAAATCAATAATTTTTAATAATACCTTGTTTATTTCATTAATACTCTCTTCTCCTAATTTACAAAATTCATCTGTCAAATCATATCTAAATTTTATAATATCTGCATCTCTAAATGGTTTTGATAATATAGATTTTAAATGACGTCTACCAATAGATGTTGATGTATAATTCACAACATCAAATACACTTGAAATTCTTTTATCGATAATCGATTTGTTAGGTAAAATATTCAATTGATTTATTGTATTTAATTCTAATGATAAATTATTATCATCTTTTATAACATTTGGAAGTGATAAATTAGAAACATATCGCAAATCATGTTTACTCATAAAATCTAATAAATACATAAAATTAATTCTAGATATTTCCTTGTCTTTTAATCCTAAATATTCAACTGGTTCTATCAAACCAAAATTTATATGTTTGTAAATCTGTCTAAAATAATCGTTTTGATATAAATTTTTATTATATTGTTTATATACATTATCTGATTTATTTATAGTTTGAATTTTGTATATATAATTTTCTAGAATAGATCTTTCTCTAAAATATTTTTCTATAGATGTTAAAAATGAAACGGTATTATCTTCATAATCTATGACATTAACTTTAATTTCTCTACAATTGTATCTTGATAAAATTTTACCCAAATCATCTAAATTATTCCTAAATTCATTTCTCTTTAGTTGTAAAACATTTTCAGTAATATCTATTGTATTTGTAGTGTTATTAACAGCACATACTGAATAAATAAGTATTTCATTTTTATAAGATTGTGTTTTTGATAATACAAATTCTAAAGTAATTCCTAATAAATATGTTTCTGTATCATCATATGTTTCTAAATCTGGTGATTTCAAACAAGGTGAATGTACAGCTACAATACCTCTTTTTACTAATTTATTTTTCCTTTCTGCACTTGATTCTAATTGATCAACTATAACTACCGTATAATTATTTTCTAATAACGGATTTAAATATTTTGGCAAATAAGCTGTGCCAAAACCACAAAAATCAGGAAAAGCTCTAGTACTACCTTCTTCTGAACGTTTTTGTTTATTTTTATTTGAAAAATCGCAACGAATAATTTCTGCTATAATACTTGCATTCCCAATTTTCTCTTTATTATTATCTATTTCATATACTTCATAAAAACTACCACAAGCATATAATACACAAGTTTTCTCTCCATATTCATTTACACTTTTTGTATAAATATCAAAATATTCATCAATCATATCGTGTGGCATTTATTCACCTTTATATTTAATTTAACTTTGTTTTTAAATTAAATAAAAAAAAGGTAATACAGGAATTAAATAGCGATGTTACTTGGAGAATGTATAGCTACTATTTCTTTTTTATAATCAATATCGTCAACAATAACTACCGTATAAGCATCTTCTACCAAGGAAGGAATTATCATATAAAATGATTTTTTATTTATAATTTTTTTTGTTGATTTATTTAAAAATCTTGCTTGATAAGTATCTTCAGATAACTGAAATAATATACAAGTTCTTTTCCCATATATTTCTAAACAATGTGTATCAAATATACAGTTTTTATCTTGATTTATTTCATTTGTTTTATCATTTGATTTTTGACTGCATTCTAAGGCGAGTCTTATATCAATTGATATATTATCTTTTAAACTATATTGTATAGTTTCCATAATAATCAAAAGTAAAATTATATATTATATTAAACAAATATAATTACTTTTAAATCTATTAATTAATTTGTTAAAATTTTTCCAAAATATTATCTATTTAAACACTATAGTAATTTGTTTTCTAGTTAAATTTTGTTTTTATTATAACTTGTAGAACTTGTTTGTATTAGAACTTGTTTGTATTAGAACTTGTTTGTATTAGAACTTGTTTGTATTAGAACTTGTTTGTATTAGAACTTGTTTAGTTAATTTTTTATTATTAAAAGTTATTTAGTTAATTTTTTATAATCTAATTTTTTTTTTATTTATGTATAATATAAATAACTATGGAATACGTTCGTCAAGCTCAGGCTTTTACTGAAAGAATGCTTCAATATCCAATGTCGAATCCTTATATTATGGCAGTGTTAAAAATAACACTTATTTTGTATGCAGTTAGAATTGCACCAAATCCACCAGATTTTTTGCAAAAGGTATTTGAAAATACATTTGCAAAAATCGCATTTGTTTTTATGATTGTATACTTTACTGAAAAAGATCTTCAGTTGGCTTTGTTATTATCTGTTATTTATGTTTTAGGTATGAATTTACTAGCAGGTAGAGGAGTTTTTGAATCATTTAGTAATTATTCTGCTGATTACAAGGCATCTGGAGCTAAATTATTAGAACCAAAAACAATGTTGTATCCTGGATGTGAAAATGTTACTATGGATGATTTGTATAAAGCTTTCGAAGGAGATTTAACAAAATTTAATACAACTGTTCAATATGCATTCCAAGATCTTATGGTTAGATCTAAAACAAAGGATGCAAAAGAATTAGTTTCAAAATTGGCATATGCAGCTGGATTACCATATAATTTATCATTTGATAAACCAGAAACTGCTCCTTATATTGCTACTTTGCTTGTTAATTATGGATTTACCATTAAAGATAATTGTCAACCACCACAATAAATATAATACTCTTTTTACACATTTTCATAATTTAAAAAAAAATGAAAATGTTATTATCATATATCTTATTATTGTATAATTAAATGTATATAGGTTTCTGGAATGAAAATACTGAATATAAAAGAGGAGATATTGTTTACGTTGATGAATTTAAAGAATATTATATATGTGATTTAGATCATAAGTCAGATAATTATTTTCTTCCATCAAAAGAAGATTTATATTGGATTTATATTTCAAATGTATTCTTGTCTGATTTAATACAATCAAGTAATAAAAATACAAAAAATACACTAAAAATAGCCATACCAAAAAAAAATACGTCTAAAAATGTTGAAAAATCATTTTCTGATAATGAAGAATATACAGAAAATAAAAATGGATTAAAAAGAAAATTAAAATCAATTGAAAAAGATTTAGATGATTACAAAAGAAAAAAAGTATGCAAAGATAATAATGTTAATTCTCTACGTGATAAATTATTATTAATGGATCTAAATATCGATACTAAAACATTTTTAATAGATAAATATGATTCAACTCAAAAAATGACAGGTAGTGACTATTCTAAAAGTATGAATTGGCTAAGGACAGTTAGTAAAATTCCATATGGAAAATATAAACAATTACCTGTTAATATTACAAATTCACAAGAACAAATAAAAGATTTCTTTAAAACAGTAAAATCAAAACTTGACAAAAATATTTATGGTCTAGAAGATGTTAAACAAGAAATTTTGGAATTTGTTGCAAAAAAAATAACAAATCCAAATAGCAAAGGACATGTATTAGCATTATACGGCCACGCAGGTGTTGGCAAAACGAAGATTATTCGTTCTTTAGCAGATGCTTTAGAATTACCATTTTATCAAATCAATTTTGGAGGTTTAAATGACGCAGCTGTTCTAATTGGACATAGTGAAACATATGTTGGTTCAAAACCTGGAAAAATAGCTGAAATTATTACAAATAGTGATTATATGAATCCAATTATTTATCTAGATGAAATTGATAAAATTAGTGAATCTAAATCTGCTGAAATTTTCGGAATTCTTACTCATTTATTAGATGAAGAACAAAACATAGCATTTCAAGATAATTATTTATCAAATGTCCATATTGATTTGTCAAAAGTATTTTTTGTATTAGCATTTAATGATATCACACGTGTAGATGAAATTGTATCTGATAGATTGAAAATCATATATATAGATCCACCGTGTTTACAAGATAAAGTAATTATTTGTCAAGAAAAAATGATACCTGAAATTATAAAATCTATAAATCTAAAAGATGATTATATTATAATTATAGATAAAGAAGTTATAGAATATATCATTTTAAATAAAACAACACAAGAAAATGGAGTTAGACAATTAAGAAAAAATATTGAAAAAATCGTCAATAGACTTAATTATGACATTTTAATTGGAAATTTAGATAGATTAAAAATAGAAAAATGTCTTGATAACAAAAATCAAATGATTGTTGTTACAAGATCTTATATTGATGAAATATTGAAATCACATGAAAATGATAAAAGTTATATGAATATGTATATTTAACAATTTATTGATAACAATTTATTGATTTACTATAATTTTACTGCCAGTTCTTAAGGTTCTCGTTGAATAATGATGCTTTCTTCGCCTTGTAGCCAACATATAAAAATATTTTTAAATTAGTTAAATTAAGTAATGAATAAAAACTTTCAACTAAACTAATTTAAAAATATTATAAAATAAATTATAAATGTTTTTAATACTAAGTTTTGATTTTGAAAATTCATGTTCAGTTAATTTACATTGTATGACAAAAAATATAGAATCAGCTAATAATACTTATACAAGTATACTTAATCAAATACTTACACAAAATGATAAAGAATTGTTAGAACTTGTTGAAGTAGATGAAGAATTTGATGGATCATATTGTTTTTATTGGGGACAAGAAGTTCCAGGTGTTAAAATTTTACGTTCAACTAATAGAAATAAACTTTAAAAAATTTTATCAAAAAAGTTTTAAATTAAATTTAAATCAAAAAGTTAAGAATTTTGATTTAAATATGAACAGTCTTATTTCAGGAATGCAAAAGCAACTATAATTTTACTATTAACATGTAAAGAGCAATTAAAATAAATAAAACTCCTATATATGTATGTCTTTGATCTTTTGTAAAAATTTTTAATAAATATTCTGTCCAAGGTGTATCTGATGGTTTTATAAATAAATCATTAAAAAATCCTATAGAACTTGATGAAATATTTTTGGTAATTTCTCTTATACTTAAATTACTTATACTTGTTGTTTGATTTTTATTATATTGTTCTTCTATTATATCATTTGCTTGTTTATCTAATTCTTGTAATTCTATTGTTTTTTGTTCATTTGGAATAAATGGATTTGTAGTTATTTTACTACGTTCTTGTTGTAAAATTGGCCTAACATTTGATATATTTGCTATTTGATTAACTGACATCTATTACATTATAACTATAAAAAATGTAAATGTAATTAAAATTTTTAAAATTCTAATTAAATTGTAATTAAATTGTAAATTAAATTGTAATTAAATTGTAATTAATTATTCATCTGGTGTATTTGTACCTGTTTCTGATACTTGATTGTTATCATAAGAAACCGATCCTATATTAGATTGATCATAATGATTAGATTGTTCGTAATTATATGTTGTAATATTAATAGGCAATGTTGTATTTGGAGGTGGTGTTGGTAAGAAATTCTTAAAATAATGCAATTTTTGAGAAATATCCTTTAATGTTGTATTTATTTTTAATATAACAATATCTATTTGTGATACTATATTTGGATCATTTTGATAAGTAAATTTTAAATTTTCAATTCCATTACGAGCCATTTCCATTTCTGTTAACACTAATTCTACATTTTCACAGTTTTTTATATATTCATCACTTTGATAAAAATTTTTATGCATATATTTTGAATTTAATATATGATTTAAAATATCCACACATTCATTTATCACACTATTTATTTCAAATATAGCCTGTTTTCTTGAATCATTTGTAACAAAACGTTTTATCGCTTGATAAAAAACATCGTTTTCTAATGAAATTATACCATCATAACTTCTCGCAATTCTACCATTTTTTTGTATTTTACTTATAATCTTTAAATTGATTAAAAGTTTATCTGGAATCATCATATACATGTATAAAAGAAATTACTTTTTAAAAAATAACTAAATATAAAAAAATAGAAATGTCTTTTATTTTGATTAAAACAACTAAACGTAAAATAATTATCTTGAAATTATCTTAAACTATTATATTAAGATATAATTATAATGGATAGACCTAGTTGGGATACTTATTTTATTAATATTGCAAAATTAACTAGTCAAAGAAGTAATTGTATTAAAAGAAAAGTAGGATGTATTATAGTCAAAGACAACAGAATTCTCTCATTAGGATATAATGGAACACCTATCGGAACAAAAAATTGTTATGAAGGTGGATGTAACAGATGCTGTGAACAATATTATAATAAAAAAATAAATTCAACTGCAAAAGGATTAGATTTGTGTATGTGTTTACACGCAGAAGAAAATGCTATTTTATTTAATAAAAGAAAAGATTTAGAAAAAGCAACAATGTATGTTACATTGATACCTTGTATAAGTTGTGTAAAAAAAATATTACAATGCGGTATCACACACGTATTATATATAGATAATTATCAAAAAGAATTAGATATACAAAGTTTACAAATTTTACGTGAAAATGGAGTACATATAGAACAATATCAAGAAAGTTAATAAAGAATTGATAACTAAAAAATGAATTAATATAAAAATATATTTGTAAATTAATGATAATAGGGATATCTGGAAAAATGGGATCTGGAAAAGACTATGTTTGTCAATATTTGATAAATCCTTTAATACAAAAATATAATAAATCTTATTTGCAAGTATCATTTGCTGATCAAATAAAAGTAAATGTTATGACTAAATGTGATGTATCTTTTTCTGATGTTTATGTTAATAAAACAAATGAAACAAGAACTTTATTACAACAAGAAGGTACGGAACGTGGTAGAGATATATTTGGTAAAGATATTTGGATAAAATATTTACATAATTGGATTCTTGTTTACAAGTCAAGAGGAATTCAGTGTTTTGTTTGTCCAGATGTAAGATTCAAAAATGAATTAGAATATATAAAATCTCAAGGTGGTATTGTAATTAGAATAAATGCACCTAAAAGAAATTTGCAAAGACTAGAACAGGAATCTGGTGGTGATAAAAATATTAAAGATATTTTACAATCACATATTTCAGAATGTGAATTGGATAATTATGATAATTTTGACTTGGTAATTGATAATGATAATACAAATTTAGATCATTATAAACATCAAATGGAAAATATTCTTACATCATATTTTAGATAATTATTTTTAATTAAATTTATTTAGATAATACATTTTGAATAAATTTATCCAAACAACGTTTTAATTCATTTAATGTTATCGGTTTCGGTATATAATCATCAAAACCCATATCAAGATAACGTTGTTTATCTTCTCTTAGACAATATGCTGTTACAGCTACTATAAATGGTTTTATTTTACTTTCTTTATTATAATATTCATGTAATTTTTGTAACACAACCTCTCCATTCATTATTGGCATACGAATATCTAATAAAATAACATCAAAATCGTTATTAATTGCAATATCTAAACATTGTTGACCATTATCAACAACTTTAATATTATCATATCCTAATTTATTCAAAAAACTAGTTACAACTTTTTGATTTATATAAACATCTTCTGCTAGTAATATACGAACATTTGATTTTAATTCGCATATATTATTTTGATTTATATATTGATCTAACATATTTGTTGTCATTTGTTGTTTTTCTGGTTCTGTTTTACGTGTTTGTAATAAATCAATACATATATTTTTTAAACGTGATTCTTTTATAGGTTTAATCAAATGTGTTTTAAAATGTTTATCATTTGATGTTAATTTGTCACCTAAACTACTCAATGCAACAAGTGGAAATTCTTTATTTTTGAATTCAGTTTGTTCTCTTAGTTTTTTTGCAAACGTATGTCCATCCATTTTTGGCATACATATATCTATTAACCCAATATCAAAACGAATTAATTTTGTAAAATGTAAAGCTTCTTCTCCATTGCTAAAAACTTGAGGTTTCATACCCCATTTTGTAACCATACCTGTTAAACTTATACGGTTATGTATATTGTCATCAATAATCAAGACATTTGCATTATTTAATACATTATTAGATTTTGTAGTATTAGATTCTTCATTTACGCATTCTAATGTAGGTAAAATAAAAGAAAATTTAGACCCCTTATTAGCTTCACTCCAATCTAACCAAATAGTTCCATCCATTAATTCAACTAATTCTTTACTAATTGCCAAACCCAAACCAGTACCTTGATATATTTTTGAAGTTATTTGATTATCAACTTGACTAAAAGATTTAAATAATTTGTCTGTTTCATCTGAATTTATACCACAACCACTATCAAAAATATCAAATCGTAAAAATAATTTATTTTTAAATATATTTTTATCTTTTTGTAAAGCCTTGTCCATTATCTCTTTTGAAATGTGAGAATTTTTGTTTTGAATAATCATAAAATCTTTTTCTGAAATAGTATTAATGTGAACTATAATATTACCAATTTCCGTAAATTTTATAGAATTACTTAATAAATTAAGTAATACTTGTTTTATTCTATTAGAATCACCATAAATATATTCTGGTATATTTTGATCAATATTATAACTATATTCTAAAGATTTTTCATATATTTTTGATAAAACAATATCATTTGTTGTTTCAATACATTCTCGTATATTCATTGGACGAATATCTAATGATATTTTACCCACTTCTAATTTAGAATAATCTAATATATCATTTATAATCGTCATTAAATTAAATGAACACTCTTTAACCATTGATATATAATCTTTTTGATCATTTGTTAATGTAGTGTCTTCTAATAATGTCAACATACCTATAATACCATTTAAAGGTGTCCGTATTTCGTGTGACATATTTGCAAGAAAAATTGACTTGTGATTATATGCCTTTTCAGCACGTATGGTTTCATTTCTTAATTGTATTTCTAATAATTTATTTTCATTAACATCTTGTAAAGTAAACATGAAAGAAATAGTGTTGTCTGAATATACAATATTTCTCTTGTTAGTCATCCAAGTATATTCATTTGTTTGTTTATTAAATATACGAAATGTCGAATGAGATTCTCTATGTGTTTCCATAAATGTAATACATGTATTTATTTCCGATTCTCTATCTTCATTGTGTATCGCATTTAAATATGTTTTCGATATATCAGTATCCGATCTAGATGGATCTAATCCTAATAAATTTATCACAAAACGATTAGCATAAATACATTTGTGCTTATCATTGAATCTTATAATTCCAACTGGTAAATTATCTAATAATAAAGTAATATCTTTATCAATTTTATTTATAAAATTCATTATAAACGCACTTTAAATCTACTATAATATCAATAAATTAAAAATCCATAAAACTTAACCAATTTAT